ATTTAGTTTTTCTCTAGTAATAAGTTTTACAACATTACCTATACAAAACGACAAATTGTTAGCATATATATATTCAACTGGTTGGATACCATTACGCTTATAATGCTGGCCACCCACTTGTTTATTAATAGCCAAACTGTCGATTGCTTGATCCCATTCTTGGGGTGTCAAATTATCTATACTCATATTTCATCTCCAAATTAATAAATACTTGATTATGATAGTGGATAAGCGTATATTAGTCTACAGGTAAATCAAAGCAGGGAGAAAAATGCATACCGAAAGAAAATTTATTGACACTAAAGAGTTAGCTAAACGCTGGGGTAGAAGTTCCAGAACATTGGAAAACTGGCGTGGCAAACAAGTCGGCCCAACATATTACAAGATAGAAGGAAAAATCCTCTATGACATGGAAGATGTAGAGAACTTTGAAAAAGGTTCAAGGGTTTTGTACAGTGCCTCACGCGATATTTAGTCCTTCATCATCTGACCGATGGTTTGAATGCCCGGCAAGTGCGTACCTGAATTATTCAGCAGAATATACAGTTAATATCGCAGCAGCTACCGGGACATTGATCCATGAGATGTGTGAGATGTTATTAAAAGGCAGACTTAAAGATATTACTTTAGAAGAGTATTGGCTTGGTAAAGTTGTTGACATAGAAGATTTCCAAATAGAAGTAACCGAAGACATGATTAGATGTGCTGAGACTTATGTTGAATACATCTTTAAAAGAAAAGAAGAGCTGAACGCTACCATGGTTATTGAAGAAAAAGTCTATATGGATGAAATATCTGATAAATGTTTTGGTACTGCTGACTGTATTTTGATTGCTGAAGATCGTATCTGCGTTATAGATCTTAAATCTGGTAAGTGGCCTGTTGAGGCTGTTAAAAATAAACAGTTAAAAATTTATGCCATTGGTGCTTTTTTAAGATATGGAAATCAAGATGCAGATATAACCATTGAAATGACGATTGTCCAACCAAGATTAAAAAACCCAATTAAGACACATGAAATTTCTTCTCCTAATCTGATGCATTGGGCAGACACAGATTTGAAACAAGCAACAGATGCCTGTGATGAAGAAAATCCAAAACGAGTTGCTGGAGATCACTGTAGATTTTGTGCAGCTAAACCAGAATGTGATGAATATAAAACTAAGCTAGGAGAGAAATATGGCTAAAGAAAAGAAAGAACCTGTGTTGTCCTACAGCATAGGTGAAGAAGAACACACGCTGTATGAGAGCGATATCACACCTGTGATAGAACCCTTGTATAACAAAGTGTCAGCAACACTCAAGTTGCAAAGGATTATCCATGATTTTTTTAATGGAATCATAGATGAGAAAATAAACGCACTGCATCATTTAGTGCATAACAGTGAGGGAAAAAAATGAGTGTATTAGATAAAGTATTATCCAAAGCAAAAATGAAACCACCGATTATTTGCTTGTATGGTAAAGGTGGTATTGGTAAAACTACATTTGCATCTACCATGAACAATCCAATCATTGTTCAATGTGAGGATGGCATCGGTAAGATTGAATGTAATCATACTAAAGTGCAAAAAACTTATGTAGGATTCGAGGAGTACCTTATGGCATTACTTGAAGAAGACCATGATTATAAAACTGTAGTTGTAGACAGCTTGGATTGGTTGGAAAGATTAATTAATGACCATGTTTGTAAGGAGAATGGATGGTCTGATATCAGTAGTCCCAGTTTTGGAAAAGGATTCGGAGCTGCACTTGTAGTTTGGAAAAACTATTTAGATATTCTTACCAAACTTCGTAATGAAAAAGGCATGACGATTATGCAAATTGCACACAATGAAGTGAAGCGTTATGAAGATCCATCTAATGATCCTATCGATAAAAATGGTATTAAGCTCTATAGAAAAGCAGCCGACTTGGTGGTTGAACACGCTGACTGTGTTTTCTTTGCCAACTATAAGACTGGTGTCGTGCAAAAGAAAAATGCCAAAGGTGGTATGTCTACACAGGTATTGCAAGGCGATAGAAAAATTTACACACAAGAAGGACCTGGGCATCACGCCAAAAATAGATATGGTCTTCCTGCTGAAATGGATTTTGATTGGCCCACCATTCGTGAGGCGATGATAAAATGAGTCAGTTAGGAGAGGTTGAGGAAGCAAAGTTAATGCTTGGAGAAATGCGAAAAAAGTTAAATGCTTTTATCGATAAAATTAATCCAGACGATAACTCATTGCCACTTGACGGATTACACAGATTCATAATTTTGGAAACGGATTGTGAGGACATGGTTGATTATTTATCTGACTATGATTCTTATGATCCAGGTTAATTTTAATAAAAGGGAAATAATATGACGGACTTAACGCAATATAACAATGGCAACGCTTTTGATGCCAATGAAACGGAATCTACTGGTAAAGGCTTAGAACCCGGTAGATACACCATGCACTTTGCTGGTGATGAAATCATCACAGGCAAAAACAATTGGGTTGCTTTGAAAATGTTTTTTGAAATTGATGGTTCTACCATCGTAATGAATACAACATTTACTTTGCAATCAGATAACCCCAAAGCTGTAGAGATAGGTGATATATCACTCAAGCTCTTACTTAAAGCGATGGGTGTTACATCCATGAAAAATACTGATGAGCTAGTAGGTAAATCAGTTTCAGGACAACTCATTAGAGACCCTGACAATGAGCGTTATCTCAAGATAGACCAAAACTACGGAAAGAATTGGCAACCTGTCGAAGAGGCTAAAGCACCTACACCTGCAGCTAAACCTGTAGAGGAAAATAAAGAAGACGATCTTGGTGACAAGATCCCTTTTTAATCCATTAGTATCAAGACCCTCGTTGTGTGCTTACTGCAAAGCACCAGCGAAGGGTTTTGTTTATGGGAAGGATGAAACATGGTTTGGTGCGTGTAGCATGGCTCATTTAAAGAAAGTGCGCGAGGGCGAGAGACTCAAGAATGTTGCACAGATGAGCAATGAGGGTTTAGACTATGCGATCAAACAAACTAAAGACACCTATCTCACGATAGCCAAGGACACAGGTTCTTATGTTATGCACGAATGGGATAGAGAAAAGAGAGAGTTGCTTTTTGGTAAAGCAATAAGGGAATACCTGAATTGGGCCAACGAACAAGCCGAGACAGGACAATTAGAGAGAACACTAAGAGATGGATCTGACTAAATATTATGGAGAGAAAGGGTTAGTCATAGATAAGAATTTTACTTTTGCCATTCAAGGCAACAGTACAGATGATTTAATGCGAGAGATGAACAACCAAGGTTTGGTTGTCAACCACTTAGATCTTACAGGCGCAGTCGTTAGAGTACCTGTTAGAGCAGCACCAAATGTTAAACCAGATATAGGCAATCAAAAGTCTGGTTGGTATGTGTGCAACGAATTATCTGGTAATTACTTTGCAACCTATGGCAATTGGCGTACTGGAGAACAACACAAGTGGTCTAGTATCAATACCAATGAATTAGCACCTGTAGACCGACAGGCTCTACAAAAACAAATGGAAGAAGCTGTTAAGCGGGCCGAGGTAGCGAAGAAAATTAGGCACGATGAAGTAGCTAAAGAAGTTCAAGAAAGGTACAAGAGCTGTCAACCTGTCATTTCGCATGAGTATCTAAAAAGTAAAAATGTTAAAAGCTATGGATTGAAACAGTTAAATGAAAGTTTAATTGTTCCAGTGTTATCTCCTACGACTGGAGAGCTGCGTAGTTTACAGTATATCGATAAAAAAGGAGAGAAAAGATTTGTCAGTGCCAGTGAAATCAAAGGCAATATTTTTTTAATAGGTTGTGAGATAAGTCAACTCGCCACGCAAGAACAGTTGGTTTTAGTCGAAGGTTATGCCACTGCTGCCACAGTTTATGAGTCAACCAAGATACCGACAGTTTGCGTATTTTCAGCGAACTTTACGCTGGAGGCTGTGAGTAATATCAGAAAGATTTGTCAGGCTCGTTTATACATAGCCCTAGACAACGATGAGAGTGGCGTGGGCGAGAGGAAAGCTAAAGAGGTAGCATCTGCTATTCCTAACAGTTTTGTACGCATACCGAGTGCGAGAGGAGACTACAACGATATGTCCCAAGAACATGGGTTAGAGCGAGTTAAATATGAAATATTGAATCAAGGTTTAGGAATCACTCAACACTCTATTCGCAGCTTGGTTAAAGAGCCACCACCGAAAGAATGGTTGGTAGATAATTTATTAGAGAAATCAAAACCAGCACTCTTAGCATCTATTGGTGGTGTGGGTAAATCTATGATGGCATTAGATCTTGCAATCAAGATTAGCCAGGGACAAGGCAACTGGTTTGACCATCCGATTACCAAAGGTGGCAATGTTGTCATTATCAGTGCCGAGGATGACTTGGTTGAGATGCACAGACGAATTAATGCGTTAGATCCACACAACAAACGCTTTGATGCGCCTTATGATGTCTACGCTTACACAATACCAGATCAACCTAAACCCTTAACATTAATTAACGACACCTCTGCTGGTATGGGCCTAACAGAACAAGCTCACGAGTTGTTAGCAGAGTTAGAGAACATACCTAACCTTGAACTGGTAGTCATAGACCCCATACAAGCAGTCTGTGGCTCTGCAAAGATCAGTAGCGACAACGAAGCCGGGCAGATGTATGGTCAGTTGGCTGCCTCAATATCAAGTAAGTTTAAAACCACCTGTTTAAGTATTCATCATATGAGTAAAGCTGCATTACAAGCAGACGACGATCCGGTTCAAATTAGAGGAAAAATAAGGGGCGCTAGTTCCTTAGTCGATAGTCACAGGTTATGTATGGCCCTGTGGTTAGGCGAGGAAGAAGAAGCTGAACGCATATGTTTAGATAATGATGTCGAGTACGACAGATTAAGAGTAGTCAAGGGCGCGGTGGTGAAATCAAACAGTAGTGAGGTTGATACCAAAACCAAAACCTTGTTTAGAAGGGAGGCTGTTTTAGAGCCTTATAAAGAAACATTTAACTTTGGAGAGTTTTAATATGGATGGTTTGGAAAATATAGCTTTTAAATATGCAAGAAAAAGAGGTATGCCATATTATTTTTATGATGATGAGCAAAAACTTATAGAGTTTAAAAAAATACAAAACAGTAAATTCAAAAATGGAATAGTGGATGGAGAAGTTTTGCAATTATTTCATGGCATAGGATTAGCCTGGTCATATTTTCCGCATCATTGGGAGGCGCAAGTGATGAAAATGAAAAGACCCATTGATGTATTTAATGATGATGAGCTTTTGTTAAAAGCATTAAAGTCAAGAATTAAATGGGGCGGAAAAGTTGGAGAAGATGGTTTTATGACTGATGCTAATTTAAGAAAAGCAATTAGAACTGCATCTGGAGTGCAAGCAGTTAGCAATTTTAGACCTGTTGCAGCAGCATCTATTTATTACAAATATGCTGGTGATGGTGTTGTATGGGATATGAGTTGTGGTTATGGCGGTAGATTGTTTGGCGCGTTAGCTTGCGGAAAAGTTAAAAAATACATAGGAACTGATCCATGCGAAAAAACTTTTAATGGATTGCTTAAAATAAAAAATGATTTCAAACATATCGATGTTGATATAGAAATACATCAACTTGGTTCAGAAAATTTTATACCATCTGAAGCAGTAGATTTGTGTTTTACATCACCGCCATATTTTAATACCGAGGAATACTCACAAGAAGAAACTCAATCTTTCAAAAAATACCCAACGCAAGATTCTTGGTTAAATGGATTTTTAAGAACAACAATTAGTAATTGTTATCAAGCATTAAAAGACGATGGATTGTTGATGCTAAATATTGCTAATGTTAAAAAATACCCAGAGCTAGAACAAGATGCTCTTTTAGTAGCAAGTCAAGAAGGTTTTAGGTTGCACGATATCATTAAATTAAGGTTAAGCAGTATAAAAGGCGGATTTAAGTATGAGCCAATTTACATTTTCAAAAAGGAGAAGATATGATTAATTACCCATGTGGCTGGTTTGAT